ACTTTTTGTTAGGCGGATGAACATTTCAAAACCCCCTACCCCCTTTGCAAATCTTTGCGCTCTGTGCGTGACTTACGTGCATGGCAACTGTCGCACATAGCTTGAAACGGGCCGTGCCAAAAGTCGCCGCCTTGCGTTACTGGTGTGATGTGATCGCAGACGTTGGCAAGGTGTCCACACTCTACGCATGTAGGATTCTCGCGCAGGAACAAGGCGCGCAGCTTGCGCCATCGCGTGCTGCTGTATCGCGGCTCGCGGTTCACGCGTTCGCCCGGCTTGCGCTGGGTGTTGTGCCAAGGGCTTGGCCTGTGTCGTTTAGGTATCGTAGCCATAGTTGTAACCGTGGTGGCCTGTGAGTTGATACAATTGCTTGCTAATGCGCTTAAACTGCCGCCATCGCCAATCCTTTCCGTCACTCTTATTTAACGCCGGGTCTTCTTTTAACAGCTCGTTTCTTTGTTGTCTTAGTTGGTCGTATTGCTTCCGCTGGTCGTTGGTTAGGCAGAACGGATTTGTACTGCGCGAATCTATTGGCCTCAGTCCTGTAATGATCATATAAGTTTCGTAGTTCTGCAACCGTGAACGTTCGAGGTTCGTTCGCTCGTCGCATAACTTCCGCAGCTCGTCCGGGTTGTTCGCGGTCAAGATTGCGGCCAAAAACCCACTGTTCTCCTTGTCCGTAAAGATTGCAGGAAACGCATTGCGGGCGTACATTGGCTTCTGCGTCCCACCGAGTGTTACTGTATCGCCTGCTGGCAAAGTGGCCGGCCTGAATTTTGGATGCGTGATAACTCTTCCCGCAGGTAAAGCATTCACACATCCCTGCTTTGTCCGCTGCTCTCCAACGTATGTATTTGCTGAACCATTCATCGACTTTCTTTTTTAGTTGTGCGTGAGTTAGTTTCTTCTTTGCTGGCATCGCGTACGGATATGCCCCGAATGTACGATACCAATTCTTCGCGCTCTCGTTGCAGCGCCTTGTAACTGCTGCTGGCTTCGTACTTGCGTATGTTCGCCTCGATCTGCTGCAGGTATCGTTGCTTGTGTTCTTGGTAATGCTCTTCGCAGTAGTCGTAGAACCGGCGGTTATAGTTCAGCACGTCGGGATGGTTGCAAATATGCCCATTGTTGTTGACGAAGTATTCGCGCTCCATAGGATGCGGCCGGTAGCGTTGCATTGCGTCCGTGCCGTACAGCGTCTGAATGTGGTGTTTGCGCCCGTCGATGAGGTCGAGCCAAAAAATTTCTATTGGTGTCATTGCTTGCGTTGTTTTGCTCGTTTCTCCATCTCTTCGCGTTCGGTATACGTCAGCCGGTCTTCGCCTCGCATCCATTCCGGCGCGCTTACGCGTGCGGCCTGTGGGTTCGTCTGCGTCGCGTATTCGGGTTGCAGGTAGCGTATCGCCTCTTTCATCTCCCGTTCGAAGTCATGCCGTTCCATGTCGCGAATCGTTTGCACGATCGGCGCTTTGACGCGCTCGTACTTGGCAAAGCATTCCACGAACTGCGCCAGCTTCAACCGTTCGTAATACGGGCCATAAACCTCCTTCGCCATGTGGTAGCAGCACAGCCGCCAATCTTCAATTGTGAAGCAAGGGTACGTTTTGACAAGTTCGTTTATGGTCAGGCTAATTTCTTCGGGCGTGCTTAGGGTCTTGTTTGCGTCGATGAACTTTACAGTTCGCGTGATCATGGCGACCAGTGCAGCGCGCGTAGCTACCTCGTCGACCTTCATAGCGGTCTGTACGTTCGTGCCCTTAAAGCACGTTTCCACCGTCAGCGTGGATACGTCCTGTTCTTGCAAATTCTGCAAGCTTTTCGCGGTTGACATCGCTTTCAAGGTTTTGCGCTCTTCGGGCGTTAGGTCGGCCATTCTTGGACTTGCCAAATACAAGCCCTTTCCAACCGTTTGCAATTGCTGTGTGGATTGCTTCGATTGCGTCTGTTTCTGTGGGGTGTTCATTTTGAAGTTTGATAAGTGCCCGCTGTTCGCTTTGGGCGGTTTTGTATTTGAATCGGTGATCGGTGCGCTTGTATTCCTTCCATTCGTTCCATGCACTTTCGAAGGTGTCGGTTTGGAAGGGTAAAACAACCTCGCGCGCCTGCGCGCTTTTATTAAGTGTTTTATTCTCTGTTTTATTATATGTTTTATTATGTGCTGAATTCTGCGCACTCGTTTGCGTAGATTTACGCGCTCGTTTGCGTGGATTTGCGCACTCGTCTGCGCGGATTTGCGCACTCGTTTGCGCAGATTTACGCAGTCGCCTGTTGTACCTGTCGCCTTCGCGGATCAAAAAACCGGCGTTGCAAAGCTTGGAAATGTATCCGCGTGCGGTCGCTTCTGATACGTTCAGCAGATCGGCAAAATGCGCGTTGCTCGCAAAGCATTCTTTGCCCTGCGCTTCGAAGTTCAGAACCTCGGCCAGCAGCACCCGTTCGTTGGGGTGCAGCTCGCCAAGATTCCAAATGTCGATTGGTATGCTCACGTACTTGCGATTCATCCACGCAATGATTCCAAGTATCTTAACTGCATACGTTTCGTTTTCCTCATATACGGCCAAACGCATTGACACAACGCTTTAGCTGCTTTTTTATCCAAATGGTTACTGCGACCATTTGCAAATTCTAAGGCCCAATGAATTGCGTTTGCTTTTCCGCTATCACAATCCAAAAAATAACCAATGTCGTCCTTCTGTGATTGTTCAAATTCTTCCCATTGGATAGTCCACAATTCTGCATTCCAACGTATGCTATATATTTTTGGTCGCCACATTTGTTTTTGGTTTGGTTTACTGTTTCGCTCTGTTTTCATTAATCTGTTCCATGCTTTCCGCAACCGCGTCGAATAGGTCGAGCGGGTTAACGTCTTTGCGCTGGACGAATTTGGCGCTGTGCCTTAAGATGCCGCACGGGTTTACGTAGATGTAGTTTTCGACGGTGCGCCGGCTCACGTCCATCACTTCGGCGGCTTCATCGAGGTTGTCAAAGTGATGTTTCAGAAACTCTTTCAGGTTCATAATAGAAGTTGCATTCATACTTAATTTTTTTTTGGTACAGATCGCGGCAGTAACGTTGGCAGCTTTTAAGGTTTTCAAATCGTACCTGCGTTTTGTGTTCGGGCAGCTTTACCACCCATCGCACCTTAGAACGGGAATCCATCGTCTTTTGCCAGTTTTTCGATTGCCGCCGCTTGTTGCTTCATCTCTTTCGTTTCGGTCAGTATCTCGTACTTCCATACGGTCAAGCTAATAAAGGCGCGCCAGCCTTTTTCACCGCCGTCCCATTCGCGGCCGCGCACGTTGCAACGCATCTTTACTTGCATTCCGGGCGTCAGCGTACCGGCTTCGTCGGCCATGTCTTTAATGAACTCGACCGGAAAAATATCCTTGTATTCGCCGTCGGGCACTTCTACGTGAACTTCGCATTTGCGAAAGCCGCTTGCAAATTCTTGCGGCTGGTTGATTCGGCGTACCACGCCTTCAATTATTAATTCCATATCAGTAAATTTTGGAAAGGTTTACATTCAAATTTTCAACGCCTATTGCTTTTCCAGCGTCGCGCATCGCTCTTAATAAATCAACCGAACTGCCAACACGCCAAGGCTTACGCAATACGTGAGGCAGTACCCATTGATCCGTATGCCAACCGGCTTTTAAATAATAAAATTCGTTTGGCCCGTAATCAATGCTGCCATCTTCGCAAGCAATCCAAGGCCCGTAAAATGATACTGCTTTGTTTCCGTCTTGGCGATTTTTGTTCAAGGCATCAACAACACTTTGTTTTGCGGAATTAATTGTGTCCCACATATTACCAATTTGCTCACCGCTTTGCCATATAAAACCGTTGCTTGTGTCGCTGTTTTCAGATTCAGCAACTTCGTGAATTTTTAAGAACAAAGCGTTCAACTCTTTTGGTGTTTTTGGTGTTTTAAACTCCATGTTTTTTATAGGATTTAGTGAATTCTGTTTGCGACCAATTCGGCAGGTCAATCGCCCGCAATTGGTTTAATTGTAGTCGTTCGAATATCTCGCGCCAACGGTGCGGCGTGGGATCGGTTTCTATTATTTCGTCCGTTAAACCTTCGTCGTCGTCCTTCATCGTGGACGTACTGAGCAGGTGCAGCGCGTAATCCCGCAGGTTGTCCTGCTGCGCCTCCTGGTCGGCTTCTACGGCGTCGAAAAATTCGTCAAGATTCATAGGCTTCAATTGCTTTAAATATTTGCAATGCTATCTGTGGTACTATTGCGTTTCCGTAGGCTTTGATTGATTCTCTTCTCCACTTTGGAAAGGTGATACCGTCCAGTTTTTTGGGAAGCCCATCATCTCCTCCACAAACAGGGGGGACAGTTGGGAACGCGTCCCAAGTTCTCCGTTCACCACGCTCGGCAGGTCGCTGTCGCCCTTCCAATTTTCTGTCGGCCATCGATTCTGATGGTCGCTCGCTACCGGTGTCGGGAGCATATACGCTTCCCAACTTTTGGGATTTACGTACTCCCTCAAATTGCTCGGGGACTTCCTGCCCTTTCTCGCTCCGTTGGCTATTCGTTCCATCGCTTTGCCCTCCTTCGGTGGAAGGCTGTCCATTGTGTTTGGTGTCGGGAGCATTCCGTGAATTTGTGTCGCTAAATTCGGGACAGTCGTTCCGTTGTCGTACTTCTCCATTCGTGCCTTGAATTTCTCCGTATCCATTACTTCTTTCCTTGTCGTTGGCGTGAGCAACAAACCAAACTCGGTCGCGGCGGTGGGGAGCGTTGACGGCGCAAGCTGGAAGAATAAACGGTTGTACGGAGTACCCACAAGCTTCCAAGTCAGCGCACACCTCCTCGAAAACCAGCCCTCCGTTCCAATTAACAAGCCCGCGAACGTTCTCTCCCACGATCCAACGGGGCGAACACTCTCGAATAACTCTAAGCATCTCCGGCCACAAATGGCGTTCGTCTTCCTTTCCTTTTCGTTTTCCTGCGGTGCTGTAAGGTTGGCAGGGGAATCCTCCTGTAAGTATGTCAATTCGTCCAGCGTAAGTTGCCGCGTTAAATTCTTTGATGTTTCCATATTGTTTGGCGTTTGGAAAGTGGTGCTTTAGAACTTTGCGCGGGAACTCTTCCCACTCGCAATTGAACAGGTTCTCCCATCCCATCCATTCGGCGGCGAGGTCAAAGCCTCCGATTCCGGAAAATAGGCTTCCGTGTTTCATTCTACCTCGTCTTCGCCGTAAACGTTATGTTGGTAAAAGCCGGCAAGCTTCAAAACCGCCCTGGACAACGCCCGCTTTTCGGCCATCGCAATCGGGTACGCATTCCGGTTGTTGCCTTTGCTTACCTCGCCATACGTTTCTACCTGCCCAATTTCGCATTTTGCGTGCGCTTTAATGCAATATCTCCCCTCTGAGGGGTCAGACCATTCCGGCACTATTTCGAAGCGCACCACGGCCTTTATTTTGGCTTGTACGTGTTCAACGCCTCGGCGGGTCATAATCACAAAGCCGCGTTGGTCTTTGTGGAAGTGATCGGCGCGCATATCGTATTTGTCCGATAACGCTTTCAGTTCGTCAATTGCGCTCATGATTTTTCTATTGTAAAGTCAGCATGTTCCAAACATTCAGAGCACAATTCCCAATCGCCATATCTAGGTGCTCCGCAGCACGTGCTTAGTTCGTCTTTCATCGGTTCTTGGTGTATGCCGCAATCAGGTCGGTTTTAAATTGTTCCATCAATCGTTTAAACCGGCGTTCCTCGGCCAGTTCTTGTTGCCAAGCATTGAAGTCGCTTGTTGGCTTTACGTGTACGCTGCTGCGTACGCAAATTGGTTTGCTCATGTTACTTGTCGTTTAGTTGTTCGTAATCGTGATCGGCGCGCTCGAAAAAATCGTCTTCGTGTTCTTCGTCGTCGCTGGGGTAGTCGTACCCTTCGCGCCATAGGTTTTGTTGTCTCATGCGGCAACATTACGAAAGCTTTTTCGTTTACGCAACAATTTGCGCACAAAAAAAGGGGCTACCCCGTTGGATAAACCCCTTTTCGCTGCTGAAACAAAAACAAACCTGTAACTTCTAATGTCTACACGGCTGCAATTTAGTCATTTTTTCGCGCTTCTCGACGTTCCTTTCGCCGGTCGGCTACAATGGCGTTTATAAGCGTGTCAAGCCAGCCGAATACCTTGTTATCTGCCTCGGTCGGTGTAAGGTTTACAATAACCTTTATAAAGGCCATAAGCGCCAAAGCAATCTCGGCCCAGTACGTTTGGATCAGTTCTCCCATGTTTAAGAATTTGAACGCAAGTTACAAAGGCATCAAACAATTAATAGCGGTATGCCCGCCCAACACTACGCCGCAGCCTATGGCCTGCTTTTTAAAGTGCTTGGCGTATGCCGCCGCATAGCTGTCGCGATCAATGCCGCAGCCTACCTGCATGCCGAAAATCTTAAAGTTGTTCCCTACCATCCATTCGCAATAAGCTTGCGTGTGAATATGTCCCTGCACCGTGCTTTGCATATCGTTTTTTGCCTTGTTGCGTGCCGTGCCGCCTTCCCCGTGAACGTATTGCACCCCGTCGTATTCTTTGCGGTCGCACCAATGCCAGCTTGTGCCCAATACTTCGTTGTAGTCCTTTATCCATTCCTTGGGCACGGATGAGCTGAACGCCTTGCGCATTATTAGTCGGTCATGGTTGCCTATGATTACGTCGGCGACCGGAAACGCGTCTGCCCATTTCGCAACGTGCTTTATGGCTTCGTTGAGTTCGTACGATCCGCCAAGCGCATTTGGGTCGGTTTCGTGGTAACTGCTGTAATGGTTATCGAGGATGTCGCCAATGAAAACAACGTGATTGCAGTTAAAGTTTTCGTACTGCTCAACGCAAAATTCGAAATACCCGTCGAGTTCGAACGGGCAATGCAAATCACCCACGACCAAGATGCGCCGTTCGTTCGCCCGGATGAAGTCCAAGGCTTTGACTTGCTGCGCGCTTAATCTTGGCCGGTGTGGTTTAATCATAAAGCCAAATTACATCCTCGTCATGGCTGGCATCGTACGAATTGTCGACGTGAATAAACGTCTTTGCGATGCCTATGCGGTTGAAACCGACTTCTAAGAGCGCGCCCAATATGTAGCAACGGTTGCGGCTGTCTACGCAATGAATATCGGCCGCGCAACCCATTGTATGGGCGCTGTTCGGCTTGCCGCCTACTTTCTTGTTGTGTTCTTTGGTACGGTAGCCGCTGTTTATTTTAAACGGTACGCCGGCTAAGTGCCGGGCGCGGTCGAGCATCTGCAAAAAATCTTCGTCCATCATGTGTTCGCCGCTGCCGATTGCGTCGGGGCTGTCGAACTCATGGTAGTTGAAGTATCTCAAAACAATAGAATCGAAAGGGCGGCAATTGCTATAATGAGGTCGGCAATGTCGGCGCGGCCATACTCGCGCGCCTTGTAAATCATGTTTGCAAACACCGTAGCCAAGATAACGTAAATCATTTTTGCATTTTGGTGATCATGATTTCGAGCCGGTGAACGCTTTCCAACAACTCTTTGGCGACGTTTTTAAACTCATTGTTTTCAAGTTCCAATTGTATCACGCGGCTTTTCAATCGTGCGACCGTGCTGTTGAGGTTCACCCAAACGCCCACAATGCCAGCAATTACGGGTAACAAAGCCAGCATAATTTCATACATCATTTTTCTTTCTTTTGGATTATAAACCAGTTCGAGCCGTCGCACAAGATAGTGATTCCATCATAGGCCCTGTTGAAATCGTAAGTGCCTGCGCCGTCAATGGTTGCGCTTGTATCGACCGTTGCCGGGCGCAATCGAACGTACGTGTTTGCGCTTATTGTGCTGTCAGAATGAAAAGCAATTAAACGGCCTTCGCTCTCGCTTACTGGCGGTAACAAAATACCGCTGCTGCCATTCGGCCCAGTCCACGTGTTCATAACGTGGCTTGTGTTGTCGCCTATTGTTGTGGTTAGCGTGTCGCGGTTGGTGATCGTCAGCAACTCGCAAAACGTAGCCAAGGCGCCGCGCTTTAATTCGCTGATGCGCTCGTAAATGTCTGCCGTTACGTTCATAAGTTGAAGTTAAATAAATTCGGGTCAACGCTTCCGTTGTCATTATTTACGGCCAATTCTGACGACGTTACGTTCGTATCGTCAAAGTTTAGCAACCACCGCTGCACGTCGCTTTCGCGGCTGTTCATTACGACATTAAATTCGAACGGCGCAAAATACTGCGTGCCTTCCTTTATCGTTTGCCACAGCTCAAAGCGACGGCCATATAACCGGCCTTTGCGTATCTGCGTGGGGAATTGCCCTAACGCCATAGCTTCGGCAACGCCTAAACGGTGCAAGCTTACCGCCGTACTTGTTTGGCTGCTGGTGTACGTATTGCCGTAACCCGTTAAGCTGAAATTTCCGTACGGGATTGGATACGCCGAACCTAAAATAGTGCCTTCAGGATCGCCGTGCAGTACCTTCCCTTGGTTAATCTCTACGCGGTTGTCGTCGCTGGTTTCCGCTTCGAATAGAATTTCATCGCCAAGTAAACCTTGGTCGCCGGTCAGCTGTATGCCGCTGCTCAAAAAAAGGTAGTCGCCTACGTAGTTGCTTGTTATGTCCGTGCCGAGCGCGCTAATTATGCGCAGCTGTATTGTTACATCTAATCCGACTTGTTGCGAAGGCAGGTCATCCGTTGCAACCGACCAAGGCAAACCGGCGTTAAATCCGTCGCTTTGGTTAAACTGTGCAATGCTCAAAACGTACTCGCCAGCAGTCGAACCCCAACCCGTGTTAGTGAAATAAAGCGTGCCGCATTTTATGGTAAGCTGCAACTGCAAAAAGGCGTTATTGATTGGGACGTTTGAAACGCTTGCGGGATCAAGTGCTATTTGGCAACCGCCGCTAATGGAAAAGGCAAGGCCGGAAATGTACGTGCGGTCGGTGTCGTTGTATACGATGTTGTCGCCCGTCGTTATGGCTTGGCTGTACTGTGTAACGGCGAGTTGATTGCCAAAGTAATCACGGGTTCGGCGCACGCGCTTTAATGGCGGCAAGTATGTAATGATGCCGCCGGCCATCTTAACAAAATCCGCGTCCGTTTCGTTTACGTAACCGTTTTGCAATTCTGCTGTTTCGCCCGTAGTCAAAGCGGCGGCCGTGCCGCTCTTATCTACTTGTACTACGTCAGTCGTCCAATCGTCCGAATCGGCTGCACGCAAGTAACAATTGACCGGCATGAACCACCAATAGCCGTTGGCCTGAAAAACGCGCGCGTTCAAGCTGCGCGCAATGCTTTCTAAAATCTCGTAACTGTTATAACCTCGCGAGCCTTCGTAAATCTCGTTGTCGTCAAAAATGAACGGGTTGTCTAACTGCACGTCATCCAGCCAGTCCGTGCCCGTGTAGCCGTTCATCTCTACGTCATTTACGTACCTGAAAAAACCGTCGGTAGCGCCCCACAAATTTTCGGTGCGCATTTGGTTCAGGATCTGCACCATGTGTTCAACGGGCGTGCGAATCTCGTTTGCGCCGCTGCCGTCCGTTTGGTCAAACAAAAGCCGTTGCAAATTGCCGAGGTCGTCCGTGGCCGTCATGCGTACAGGGTTCGGTGCTGGCGCGTCGTCTTGTTCTACCTGCTCGGCGGCAAGGATGCCTGCCCAGTACAAACTGTTCACGTTGTCGGGGTCTTTGCGTACTTCGACTTGCATACGCCCTTCCTCGGCGGCTGGCAAAACGCTATTTAAAAACGTGTCAAACGTGCCGCCGGCATTTAAAACGGTAAATTCTACGCTGCTGCCAATTATTGGTTGGTGGCGGTCTTCGTTATTGCCGGAATACGTAAGCGCAAAACCTTCCGCGCCTAACGTAACTTCGGTTGCGCTGCCGTTGTAACTGGTGTCGTGCAGGTTTATGCGCCAAACATCGCCAACCTCGTCTTGAAATTCTCCGTAGAAACGTATCGTAGCCATTAAAATCCTCTTACGCGGTTTCGGTCAATTGCACTGTATTCGCTGCTCAACAAAATGTCGCGCCCTGACAAACGGCCGGTAACTTGTACCGCCTGCCCGCCGATCATGCTGCGCAACTTGTCGAGTGGCGCGATTACTTCCGGGTTCGTCTTTGCGCCGGGGTATTCACCTACAAGGCCAAGCGTCGGGCCGCTTACTATGCCGCCATCGGCAAAAGCGTTAATACCGCCTAAAAAGCCTTCGAGCATCGAAAGACCGGCAACAATAAATGCAGGCGTTGCAAGTCCACCGCTTAACAAGTTAGCCGCGTTTGCCGGACTTGTTGCGTTTGCAATTACGTTTGCTTTTGCCATTTGAATCACTGCGCGAATGGCTTGCAAGGCTAAACCTTTCAGGGCTTGCGCCGCTGTTTTCTCGCCGCTTACTACGTCGGCAACTGCCCCACCGAAGGCCATGCCGAAAGCGTTGCTAACCTCGGCCGCTCGCATCATAGAATTAGTTGCGGCCTCTTTCAGCTTGGCAAAATTTTCAATCATTGCATCTGTGCCGTCGTCTATGCTTTCTTCGATGTCTTCAAATTCTTCTAACACCAAATCCGCGCCGCCTTGACCAAAAAACGCCGTTCCTAAATCGAAATCATTATCTACAAGTTCGTCGGCTTGCGTGCCAAGCTTCGCGAGTTCCTGTTGCAACTTGTACGCTTCGGCCGATGCCTTTACCATTTCGAGCGTCAGCACATTAGTTGCGCCCGCTGCGCCGTTTGTGCTTTCTGCGTTGCTGTTCAACTGCTCGTTGACGTTGGTCAACATTGCGTTCATCTCGTCCAGCTCGGCCGTTGCTGCCGCGTATGCTGCTGCGGATTCTTTCGCTTCCTTTATCGCCTTACCGCCGTAATTTTGGTCAACCAATGCTTGCTTGGCGTCGCGCTCCTTTTCCAGTTCTTCGACCAACTTTTCTTGGTCTTCAATCTGCTTTTCAATATTGCGCTTTTGCTCTTCAAGGCCTAAACCCTTGTTTGCTTCTGCAAGCTTATCGACCGCGCTTACCGCGTCCTTCGTTTCATCCGTTAGCATTATGATTGCGCCAACGAGAACGGTAAGCCCAGCGGCAACAAGGCCAAACGGGTTTGCAAGCATTGTAGTGTTGAGCAAAGCGAAGGCCGTGCGCGCCATCTTTATACCGCTTACGAGGTTGGGTAAAATAATTAGCACCGGGCCAATCGCCGCAGCAACGCCGGCAATGGCAAGCGCCAAAGTTTTTGTGCCGTCGCTCGTTCCTTGCAAAAACTGCACAAACGATTTCAAGCGGTCCACGATCGGGCGCAGGTACTGCACCAAAAGGCGGCCAATTTCTTCTTGCAAATCACCAAACGAATTAGCGAGCTGCGTGAACCCGCCGTCGGCTTCGGCTGCTGCTTCGGCACTGCCGCCGTATTGCTTGTTTAATTCGTCAAGTATCAGTGTTTGCGCTTCGGCAAGGTTGCCCGTTTCCGTTAGGCTCTTTATTACCGCTTTTTGGTCTTCGCTAAACTGGATACCCGAACGGCTTAACGCGCTCAGGTTTGCAACTGGATCGTTTAATGCTTTGCCTAGCTGAATACTTGCGCCCTTTAAATCGCCATCTAATCGCGTAGCCAAATCCAAGGCCGCTTGTTGCGTACGTGCGAAATTTTGGCCGCTGATATTCGTAAACGTCAAAAGCTGCGCCGTCGCATCCTTTAAAATAACTTCATCGCCAAACAGCGTTTTGTTCTGCAAGTCGCTGGCCATCTTTTGCAGCTCCTGCGAAGTAAAGCCGACTTGACCAGCCGTAGATTTTAAACCGGCTTCGACCTGTGCAATCGCTTTATTTTGTTCGCGGAATGCCTGCACGCTGGTCGCGCCCATAATGGCAAGTGGCGCGGTAACTCCTACCGTAAGGTTGCGCCCTAGGTTTTGGATTTCGCGCGTGTTCTTCGCGATGCTTTTGCGCGCGTCGCCGAGGTTTTTGTTGAGCTGCGAAGTATCCGCGCCAACCCGTAAAATTAAATCGCCTAGTTTCGCCATGTCATTGTGCTAATGAACGCAAGATACTAAACCCGTCGGCGGCCTTTTCTTTCTTCTCCCAAGGAAACGTAGCAAGGTCTTTTGGTGTGATCCGTTTCTTTACGTGTGGATTTACCACGATGGCAGCCAGCCAGCGCGTGCGCTCCCATTCCGCCTTTTCGCGTTCTTCGATTTGTTTGTAGTGCCCGCGCATGGCGTTACCAAATTCCGAGAACGTCAGATCGTAAAGCAAAACGGGGTTAAGCCGCAATTGGCCTAACCCCATTTCCTCAATTTCGTCCCAACTCAACGGCTTGCCTTGGCCCTCGTTTTTTTTTGAGTGCCCATGCAGTCGGCAACGGTTTTGCTAAGTGCAGGCAAGTCGGCAATTTCGATTAACCCTAAAAAATCGTCAACGTCCATTTCGAACGCCATGCCTTGCGCCTTGCAACCTTCCTGAACAAAGTAATACACCAGCTCAGGAATTAACGTAACGTCGTTGCTGTCAACCTCGGCAACCTTTTTGCCGGTGTTGTCTTCAAAACGTTTCCAAGCTCGCATAGTAGCGCGCACCGGAAACGTCTTGCCGTCAAGCTTAATTTCAATCATGCAGCAAAGTTATCACGCAATTACTTCGCGTACAACTGTGCCGGTAACTTCGATTGTCATAGAAAAGCCTACGTTGTCTTCCACGCCGGCTGTTTGTTCGAGGCTGGTGATGTAGCCTGCAACGTCGAACTGCTCGTCGCCTGCGTTTGCAGTTGAACCCGAACCCGTGTTCGTGAAGATTACGTACAATTTGTCGCCTGCAATTTGGTGGTCAACCAAAGCATTAAATCCGTTCGTTGCATCCTCAGCAAACAAACCGGAAAGGCTCAGGCTTGCCGACTTAAGGCCGGGCAAAAGCTCGCGCCAACCGCCGCTTGTCTTTGTGGTGATGTCGCGCATGTCCGTGCTCATGGAAATGCTGCATTCTGTTACGTGGTCAACTACTACTTCGCTGTCGTCCGTCGTGCCCAAAAAGACGCGAATGGATGAGCTGTTAATGATGCCTGTTGTTTGGGCCATTATTTCTTAGATTTTTTTGGTTCTGTCTTTTCGGGCTTGTCCAAGTATCCGCCTTTCTTCAACTTTGCTGCGAATTTGTTGGATACATCTACAACCGTACCGGCAGGCCATTTCCAGCCGTCCTTGTTGTATGGTTTTTGGATTGTTACCTTCATGGGTGCAATTTACTGAATTTAAATTTCGTCAATTTCGAACCAACCGTTTTGCACCATGTAATCATGATCCCGCACCGTCGTCGTGCTGGGTATGATGTGTTCAAACGGAAAGCTGTGATTCGTCTGCACGTATGCGCTGAGTTCATACCGCTCGTCGTTGCTGAGTTCAGGAAAGCACGCCACGAGCTTCTCGAGCGTCGCCGCTTCGTGGACGTGGATGAGGTACTCGGTATCGACTTGGAGCGCGTTTTGGATTCCGTCAGGATGCGTGACGATTCCAAAGACGGTTGAAGCCGCTTCGCCTTCTGCCTGAATGAGTACGGGTCGCGAGATGTTGTAGAGTTCTCGCGTGATTTGGTACGCTCTTCGTTCGCTTGTCTGCGTGGCGGTTGGTAGAACTATGATGTACTGACTCATGAGTAGA